TATCCCAACAAATGGCAGAATACATATCCAATCTTGTCTCAGAACTCAATGAATACAAAACCCAAAATCAATAAATAAATACTTCTCCCGAAAAAGTGGAAACACTTTTTCACTTGAGTTTCTCTTCAATCCTTGCAACAGACATTCGTATAGCATCTAGTTTCTCCTCCACATGGTGTAGGCGAATATCTGTTTCCTTTTTCGTTTCCTTGATTTTGGATTCAATCAAAAAATAAAACCCACCTACAGCAGAAACCACAGAGGCTGTAATCCCTAATACACTAGGTAAAGTTCCAGACACCACTGTAGCAACTTCAGGTCCTGTTCCGAGTCTTCTCAAGGGGATCCTAATCATTGTCTTATGAACAGACAAAAACGGATTTATTCGTTTCAGGAAGTATTCAAGACATTGTAAAAATGAACGACGAATTGAAACAACTTGAACAACAACTCATAGAGCTTGAGAAGGAAAAGAAGGAGTTAGAAACTCAAATCGGAATAAAGGTTGATATTCTTTCTGCAACGCACTGGAAGGATACAAAGACATTCAAATCTATCAAAGATAAGGAAACACAAATCAAATATTATAAAAGAATGAATAGTTGTGAAGAAGTACTTCAACTTGTAGACTTAGAGTCAAAACCATTCGGTTCTGAATCTGAAAAAATCATTCAGGAAATCTTTAATCTTGGTCCAAGAACATCATCACAAAACGATGGAACAAGAAATGGTAAGAAGATTGAAATTAAGTCTGCAAGATATTGGGCAGGTAAAGATGATTGTGTATGGCAACATCTTGAACCAGAACACGATTATGAATTTGCCCTGTTTGTGCTTCTTGACTTTCAAGGATGGAAAGTGTGGGGGATTAAAAAATCTCTTCTGATGGGAGAATTGCGTGATAAAAAAATCGTCACCTTTCAAGGTAAACAAGGTTGGTGGGTAAGAAAATCTGCTATTCTATTGTATCTAACTCCTATAAATAGTGTTTCAGAACTTGATGCATTCATTTCTGATTAAGATGTTAATTGTGATAAGATTACATTCCAAGGATGAATACCAAATACCCTATATGTTGCTAAATCGGATTCCGACACATTAACCCCTAACCTTTTTACTTTTCCCGAAATGATATTCTCAGGAGTACATTCTGTATTTAATTCCGTAAATTCTCCCCAATAAAACGTACAGTCTTTTTCCTCTTCTAATGGAGCTATAAGGAAACAGTATTTTAGTTTCGTTATATCATACCCATGCTTTTGTAAGAGATTCTGTGCCTTTATAAATTTTCGTGAAATACCCTCGCTATTATAGAGTATGTTATACGATGGATTAATTTTATTATTAATTCCAAATCGTTTCCTTGCCTTTGTTGAAAAGACGTACGTGTATCCATCTTTTTCTGCTAAATGGTCAAATATTGGAAAGTTTGGACAAATTGTATTGAGGTTTATAACATCTTTAAATTCGCTAGGAGGAAGATTCTCTCCTATTCTACCCAGTTTCATACGATCTGCTAAACGTAAACTCATGATGTTTTCTAGAGAACATGCACAGATAATTTTCGTTTTTATTCCGAGTTCAATCGTTGATGGATAATGTCTACATACTCTTCATTCAATTCAATACCAACAAACGACAAGCCAAGTTTTTTTGAGGCTACACATTCACTTCCTGAACCGGCAAATGGTACAAGGACATACCCTTCTGATTGCTTACAAGACCGAAGTAGTTTCTCACAAAGAGCAATAGGTTTTTGTGTTGGATGATTGACTCTCTCTTTCATTCCAGCGCCCCCAGCAAGGGCAGGGATCTTAATTACATCACGAGGCAATGCACCATTCGGATGTGCAGTATACGTGGTAGTTTTTTCGCCTTTAGAGAAGCGACCTTTTGTAGCTGTTCTCTCTTTTCCTGCTGCACCATTCAGAAATCCTTCTGTGTATGCCTCACGAATATCATCGCGATGAAACACTTTATCATCCTTCCATAGAACTAGAATACTTTCATGAGAACGTTGCCAGAAATTGAGAGATGCTACATTTTTATTCGTGTAATGCCATATGATCCAACGACGATGAATATCAAAGGGAACTCTTGATAAGATTAAGGCAAGGATTTCACTAAATCCATAGATAAACATGGTTCCATTTGGTTTAAGAATCCTGAGACACTCCTTTATCCACGCATCACACCATTTTAGGTATTCTTCCATCGGTTGTTTATCGCTATCGTTTCCGAAATCCTTACCAATGTTGTAAGGTGGATCTGCAATAATAATCTGTGCCGAGTTTTCTTCAAGAGTGGGTAAGATTGCGAGTGCATCTCCATGAATTACTTCTTGGGTTACTGGTTCAGTAGTAATTTCCGTGTCCGGTTGAGATTCTGAAAGCAATTTAATGATGTCTTCCTTCTTCTTAGTGCTATATCCTTTGATATTCCTTTGCTTGCAGAGTGCAATAAGTTCATCGCGCGTTTTCGTAGAATAATCCATGTATGTTGTTGTTATTACGCTTTTCATATTCGTTTTTGGAAAACGGATTTAAGAGTTTGAAAGAAGAATCAAAGTATTCATAAAAATGGATTACCACATTATTACAGCAACTAGTCTTGACGAGCTCGTTAGAGTAGTTGCCAAGTTTACAAAGCAAGATTGGAACCCCTCTGGAAGTCCCTTTCCCCTTCATATACCAGGTTGTTATGGACAAGCACTAACAAAATCAATACCAATACACGATGGTCTATTCAATCTTCTTAAAGAGAAACGAAAAGAACTAGCACAAATCAATAGTTTACCTGCATATTGTATAGCATCTAATAAGGAACTTTATGATTTAGTAACGACTAAACCCAAGACAATAGAAGAACTTGTAAAAGTAAAAGGGTTTGGTTATTGTAAAGCAAAGAAATATGGAGAAGAACTATTAAAGGTAATAAATACGACATAAACACAACCCACAACAAATAATCAATGACCACGATCAGCAAGGCAGAACTTCAATCCATTCCTAGAAAACACATTGAAAGTCATATTACTACCATCGTAGAACAACAAGTGTGGAAAATCCTAGAAACGGCAACCAAGAAAACCAAGTTCTTTTTCCAGTATCGTGAAACACCTGATGTTGTAACGGGTTATATTCCTACACTGGATGACCTATTGGAAGCCTTTCAGAGAAAGTTCCCCGATTGTAAAGTGTATTATTACAAGATGCCAGAAGGGGACAAAGTGATTACTGTGGATTGGTCTTAAGACAACTCACTACACAAAAGAAAATGGACACACTTATCTTATCAAAATTCTTACGAGCCTCTCCTGCTCAACGGGCACAATGGATTGGGAGTGCCCCTCAGTATATTCAAAATGATGGTTTCATCAATCTTTTGAATATGATGGATATCAATGATAAAAAAGGAGATACGATACGAAATGTAGCAAAGTTATCTACTGCGTTTAATGGTCTCTTGGAGAATGCGAAGAAGTGGTTGAACTCTTGAAAACGGACTTACGATATCCTACAAAACCAATGTATTCAAAATGGACTGTTCAATCTGTATGGAAAAAATAGAAGAAGGTGTCAATGTCGCAAAAACTGAATGTGGTCATGACTTCCACGTTCAGTGCTTGATTAAGTGGACACGAACAACACCAAGTTGTCCAATGTGCCGAAAGGTCTTTGTAGAAACTCAACCCTCATCACTTGAACACATTGATACCAATCAACGTAGTAACGATGAATCCGACGTAACCTATATCTCAAGAGTTACGGGTGAAGCAGAAGTCAAAGTAGAACAAGCACTTCGGTATTATCATGGGAATGTCCCACAAACATTAGAAGCAATGATGGTAGATGACCAGCGACATATTGTAATTCCTCCTCCTGCAAATGTAGAAGACCCTTATGAATTTGAAATAAAGCGTGATACTCTGTATTGGATACCACCGTATAAACACGGAATTCGTCCAGGAAGGCAACTTGGATACGAGTATGTTCGGAATGTGAGAATGGGAATGTTAGGAAGAAGACTCAAGATATCAAAATTTAGAGCAGAAACAGGAATCCTCATTGATAGTCCCGAGGATGGTTATAGAAGCTCATAAGACCTCGTATCGCTTTACAACATGCATTTATGTATAGAAAGGTTTGCTGAGAATCTTGGAGAGGGAACTTCGCAATATCACGAATGAAGTCAACAAGTGCTACGATCTCGCGGTGGAGATCTCTTTTTTCTTGAATGACGAGTTTGAGGTATTGTTCAACGGTTTTCTCTCCATAGATGAATTCGGGCCAATTGTCTTGTTCGGGCATATGTGATATGGGTGGAGTGTGTGAAAAACCATTTTTGTTCAAAAAACGGATTTATTTGTTACAAGGAAATAGGATTCAATCTAAAATGGAAATAGAAATACAACCTATAATACAGGATAACTCTTCTTCGCGTAGTAAAGGAGTAAGAGATACTTTAGACAGTTTTATAACAAAGGCAAAACTTAAACATGGAGATAAGTTTAAGTATCATCTTGTTCAATATGTCAACAGTCATACGAAGGTAAGAATAGAATGTGATAATGGACATATATTTGAACAAACTCCATCTCATCATATAAATGGCGATAAGTGTCCGATATGTAGAGGTAGAAACAGATCTCTAGAAGATTTTATTGAACTATCAAAAAAAAGATTTCCTGACAAAAAATTTGACTATTCAAAAGTCGTTTTCACAAATATGAGAACTCCTATTATTCTTATATGTCCGAATAATCATGAATTTGTTTGTGTTCCTACAGTTCATTTAAGAAAATACTCAGAAGGAGGATGTAAAAAATGTGCCAATATCAATGTTGGAATAGCAAATAGTTATACACAAGAAGAATGGATATCTCTAGCCAGAGAAAAACACAAAAATATATATTCATACGACAAAACACTATATACTTGCTCACAAACACCAGTAGTTATAACATGTAATATACATGGTGATTTTGAGCAATTACCAGTAGTTCATCTTACAGGGTGTGGTTGTCCTTCATGTGGGATAGAAAAATCTGCTTCATCAAAACTATTAAGTGATCAAGAAAAGATAGAAAAAATACGAGAGGCAGAAATACTACATGAAGGCAAGTATAAATACAGTTCTATCTATAACTCAGAAGATAATAAAAACCGTTTAATGATTGATATAATATGTGAAAAACATGGTCAATTTACTCAAAGGTTAGATCATCATTTGAATGGACATGGATGTAGTAAATGTCCAGTACAATTTAGTAAATGGTCATTAGAGTATTTTGATTATCGTTCTGTTCGAGACGGGTTTATTCAACATGGTGGTAACATTGGAGAATTTATACCACCAGAAATGCCTAAATGTCCCGTAGATGGATGGAGAAAAGATCAAAAAGAAATCACTGAATGTCAAGGGTCATATCATCACGGGGATTCTCGTGTATTCTCACATAATGATATATACTTTGGAGGTAAACAAACATTAGGTGATAGATATAAGGCAACTTGTGAAAAAACAGCAAAACTACGAAGTTTTGGTTATACTGTTATAGAAGTATGGGAATATGACTGGAAACGCGGTAAAAATGCAGTAGTATCTCTTCAAAGAGCATTTCGATCTAAACACTCCGAATAAACTCCCAATGTAAATACTCGCAGATCTTTGACCAAATCGCATCATGTGCAATCAATCGGTCTCGTGATTTCAGCAATGGAAAGAACACCTTGTATTCATCCAACTCCAACAACTCAAAGAACTTGTAGAGAATATACGAATAACTCAAAAAGTTTGTGCGATCATTGGGACAGTAAATCAAAAACGGTGCTTGGATTTCCTGGAACATCGCACGGATTTTTTCCTCAATCTCCGGTGTGATCGTTGGAGGGGGATTTCCATTCAACCGACTTAAAATATGGGCCCGATGTTCGTAATATTTGGATCTCCCTAACTTCTTTAAAATCTGCCGTATATCCTCTTCCGACAGATCAGCAATATTGTTGATGCGTCGTTTGCGGATTTCCAGGATGACTTCATTCATCACATCCTCGGGAATAATGGTAGATTCTTTTGCCTGAAATTGATTTAAAATCTCATTCAGATGATTAATCTTTTTATAGGCATAGTTATTGCGCTCCTTTGGAGGATCTCTGAAACTCGGAAAATCCGAGACCACGAGTGCGTATTCTTCGGACCCGCATTTGGGACACACTAAAATCCCTTCAGAACTAATCTCTTCACGGGCAACATTGCATTGAGTACAATGTTCAGTGAGTTGTTGAGTAGCTTCTGGTCCACTAGATAACTTCATACGCTGAATGTATTCATCAAACATCTGCTTTCGTGTGGGTCCTGTTTCAGCAGGAACTCCAGCACTGAAAAACTTCATAAAGGTATTGGTATCTTTGGGTGCAGAAGATTGAACATTTCCTGAACCATCCTGTTTCTTGTAATATTCAATCAGGATGTCCATATTTTTGAGATAGTAATCTTCCACGCGATCTGTATGCGAGAGTTCTTTTTCAATTTCACGAAGACGATTCTGAAACTGGTTCGCTTGAACTATTGACGATATGTCGTTCTTCGCATACATCTCCGATAACTTCTGTTTTATCTCCTCCATTTCCTTCCCCAGAGCTTCCTGTTGGACTGACGATTCCTTGAGGTTCTGTACGATCTCCTTGTGGACTGAGTCCAGTGTTCCCGTCGTGGCTCCCGCTGAGGAGTTTTCCCGAATCTTTCGGACCTTGAAGACATCCATTTATGAAGTCTCTCACTTGGTTCATATAAGTGGTATTTTGAAAAAGGATAGGTCTTTGTCGTTTAGTCGCCGATACCATATAGTCCAAGTTGTATCCAAAGTTTTTACAGACATAGGTGAGAGCGAGAAATCCACTTCGGTTGATTCCCATCTGACAATGGACATAGACGACTCCATCTCCTTCTTTCAAAAACTCGTGAAGACACCGTTCAAAGACCGGATACCAAGTGAGAATGTTGTGTTTAGAAGAATCGATTGCATTAATGACCTTGTATTTTCCGGGGTAGAGCTTGCGAAACCATTCAGGAGAATGTTCATCTGCAGCACAATTGATGACGTGGGTAATACGATGTTCAATCATGAACATAAACGATAAATCAAATCCAGCGCCCACGAGAATACGAGGATGAAACCAAGCAGGATACATTACATAGAATACTCGCCAATAATTGTAAATGTTAACCCCAGAACAGGTCAACAACTATATTGCAGATGTCGTCGACTGCAATATGGTTGATGAGGAAATAGACCGAATTCAGGAACATATGATTGAACAAACGAAAAATCCAGTTCCTGAAAAAAACCGTCAAAAAGAGAGAATGAAAAATTTAACTTTATTGTTTCAAGCCTTACTCAAAGCCAAATCAGAACAACCCAGAAAGGAAGTTATTCAGGAGGTTTGTGATAACAACAGCAGCAGCCCCGAGAACAGCAGCACCCGTCCAGCTCACGACCCCGCCCGAAGTAAAGGCGTTTGGAACATACTGAAGGAGAAGATTACGGGGAGTGGACAGTGAGATAATGACTCCTGCGAGGAAAATGGAGATATACAAAGTGGTATTGGAGAACATAAATCTCATCGCAGGCAAACTAGGTTTGAAAGTAGGTGCCATTGCCGAGTGTCCTGGAGTTGCGATACTTGGCATTGGGACAATTGGAGGTTGAGATTGAGGACCTTGTGGCGAGGGTAATAAAGCATCGAGCGAGGTGGAGTCTTCCATTGTTTTATGAAGAAGACAGGAATTCACAAGTCGCATCTTCCACGCGATACTTGTAGCATTTTCCATCGACTTTCACTGTCCGATCTAGAATATCGTTCAACGGAAGAGCAGGAGTTTTCATTACCAAAAAATTACGATGAAACAACAAAACCGAAATCCCTAACCCGATAATGAAAGAGAAAAAGGGGGCTGCCTTATGAATGGCTTTGGCGACTCGTTCACCACTAATGTAATTCTGCATTACTTATTGGCTAGCAAATTCAGAGAATCAGGTTCCGATGTACAAGGGACTTCCTCTGAAACAAATCGAACACATCCTGTATCGGTCTGAAATGTAGAAGAGTCATTGGGAGATGGTAAGGTTTTGGTCTTTCTAGAAGGAGGAACCATAACTGTAGAAATAAGAAGACCAAATATAATTCCGGCAACAAGCCAAGGAAGTTCAATCATTTATTCCTTGGAAGGATAATCATAAAATTTCGTAGGACCAGAATCCTTTAAAATAGGAGGAATAGGATTCTTCGTGTTAAGGTAATACCGAACGACCAAAAAGTAAAGTAAAGTAATGATGTACCCTGAACCTGGTAAAACAACAGCGATAGCTGTAGGTATGGCTGCATATTTTGGTTGATATCCTCCCTTTCGAAACGATTGCCACGTGGTCAGTATACTTACGACATAGAGAAACATCAATAAAAACGATCCTCCGTATAAAAAGAAACCTCCTACAATATCTCCTATGGAAGGAAAAGTAAACGAACTTTCCTTTACGGTCGTTTGACCTGGAGCTGCCACTTCGTCTGCGAACTTTAATCCTAATTTTTCGGGATTAAAAGTTTGACCGTCTGGAATCTGGTAAACCTTTCGTTTTCCATCTTCTATTACGACTATTCGAAGTCTTCGACCCTTAATGATATTCGCTGTAGAGTTACTTGCATTCCTCTTTTCTTCCAATACTTGTTGCTGTATCTGTTGTTGTTGTTTTTCCATACAGGCTGTATCATTTGCATTTCCACCACAGGCTTCTATAGCCTTTTCTTTCGCTTGTTTGATTTCGGATGGATTGAGCGAGATGCTACCTTCCGTTTGAATCAACGGAAGTAAAGAAGAATCTACACTGATCTCATTGGATGAGTTCAGTCTCGACTGAAAACTTTTTGTAATCGTTT